CAATGGGTCGCGACTGGTCACAACTAAAGAAGCCTCAGAGCGGTGGCGGAGACCGTACTGAAATTGTACGCGTAAAACTAGATAAGGATAGCACTCGTGTACGTATTATCGGTAATGTACTACCGCGCTATGTTCGTTGGGTAACCACCAATGAAGGAAAGAAGCACCCACTAGAGTGCATTAGCTTCGATAGGGACACAGAAGAGTTCAATAACGCTCGTGACCCATTCCGTGAGCTAGATGAGTCTGTCTACAACGAAAAACCACAATTTGCATATGTAGTCAATGTAATTGACCGAGCAGATGGAAAACTAAAGCTTATGGATCTGAAGACTACTATCTTTAAGCAGCTAATTGATTATGCGCGCGATCCTGATTACGGCTCACCAGCAGACCCAGACAACGGATATGACCTAACCATTCGTAAAGAAAAGACAGGACCTCTTCCTCAGAATGTTAAGTACACAGTAATGCCTAGCCGTAACACTGTACCTCTTACTGATGCGGAACGTAGTATTGAAATGTACAACCTAGATTCTATTTTCAAACGCCAGTCTTATGAAGAACAAAAGAAGTGGCTACTAGAAAATACCTCGCTCTTTACTGAGGAGACCGCAGAAGACCTACGCAGCTCAGAAAGCATGGAAGACCTATAATATGACCAAGAAAAAGTTGTCAGAAATTACTCAAGAGGGGCAGCCAAGCGCTGCCCCAAATAGCGAGAATAACTTAAAATTACCGGCAGGGTTTAAATCTGTAGATGGGGACAAGGTTTCTGTTAATATGGATTACCTTAGAGGTATGAATATATTTTTTGCTACTCCATGTTATGGCGGGCTTGTAACAGATCAATACTTTTTGAGCATGTTCCGGTTAAGTCAAGTACTTATTCAGTACGGAATAAACTTTAGAATTACTACCCTAAGAAATGAGAGTCTTATAACTAGAGCCCGTAACATACTAACGGCCATGTTCTTAGAAGATAAGTCAGCTACTCATCTAATGTTTATTGATGCTGATATAGAATTTGAGCCAGATAGCATTATACGTATGCTAGCAATGGATAAAGACATTATAGCTGGGGCATATCCTAAAAAGACTATTAATTGGGGTAATGTCAAAATAGCGGCCCAAAAAGGCGAAGAAAATCTATCTAGCTATGGTGCAGACTACGCTATTAATCTAAAAGTAGAACCAGGTACCAATAGGGTCAGAAGCCATATGGGTAGCATAGAAGTTCTAGATGCATCTACAGGCTTCTTCCTAGTAAAAAGAAACGTACTAGAAAAGATGGTGGACGCACATCCAGAATTACATTATAAAAATGATAGTTCTATTGATCCTAGATTTAATCCTTATTGCTATGCCTTGTGGGATACTATGATTGATCCAAGAGACAGACGCTACTTAAGTGAGGACTATACATTCTGTAGACGTTGGCAGAATCTAGGCGGAGAAATTTGGGTAGATCCTAACACCAAGCTAAACCATGTAGGAAGTTTTACATTTGAAGGAAACCTACATAACATCTTAAGAAAAGGCCCATGAAAATACTTAGCGTAGCTGATATACATATAAATCTTCATAAAAAGAAAATACCTTATGAGTGGCAGGTAAACAGATTTACTATGCTTTTCCATAAGCTTTTAGAGCTAGAAAAAAGATGTGACGTTACCGTCATATCCGGAGATATTTTCGATAAAAAACCAGAGCCTGATGAGATTTGTTTGTTTCTTAGCTACGCTAACGCAGTAAAGAAACCGACTATAGCCATACCAGGAAATCATGAAGCATCTACTAAAGGTAAAAGCTTCTTAGAGTACTTTGAGCAGGATAATGTAATAAATAACTCTAACTTTATACTATCAACAAGCAATAAAAGAGTTACTGTTAACAACCAAGGATTTCAACTATTTCCTTATGGAGAGATGCAAACTAGAAATATTCCCGCTTACGTAAGCGGGGATATTTTAGTAACTCATATTAGAGGAGAGGTTCCTCCACACATAACTCCTGAGTTTGATTTTGAAAAGATAAGACCGTGGAATTTAGTGTTGTTAGGTGATTTACACTTTAACCATAAGTACAAAGATTATCCGGTGTACTATCCCGGTAGCCCATTAAATACTACGTTTGATAGAGACGATAAACGTTCTTACGGAGTAGATATAATCACTCTTACTAGTGATACACAATATGAAATTGAATTTATAGATTTAAAACTACCTAAGCTAATTAGGCGCACAGTTGAAGCAGGAACGGAACTTAAGCCTGATCCCATAAATCATGTAGTATACGAAGTTACTGGCAGCATTGATAAACTAAGCAAAGTACAAAACCACGAACTTCTAGACAAGAAGATAGCCGATAAGCCACAAGAAAACTCTAAGCTAGACCTAGTGAATAAAACCCTGCCTGAAGAACTCAGTTTGTATTTAGATTTTATAAAGATAAATAATAAGAAAGAAGTTTTAGAACTATTTAATAGCCTTGGAGTAAAGATATGAGCGTAGTATTAAAAAGATTAACATTTAGTAATATGTTCAGCTATGGTTCTGATAATGTTCTGGAGCTAAACAATACACCAATAACACAACTGCTAGCAGGAAACGGTAGCGGTAAAAGCTCGCTAGCAATAATAATACAAGAGTTGCTGTACAACAAGAATATAAAAGGACTAAAGAAATCTGATATTCTGAATAGATATTCAAAAGCCAAGACTTGGGAAGGCAAAATTGAATTTTCTGTAGACGGCATTGACTATGAAGTAATAAGTAAGAGGTCTGGTGCTAGCACTCATGTAACGCTACTAAAAGACGGTAAAGATATAAGTGAGCATAAAGTTCTCGATACTTATAAAAAGATAGCTGATATAATAGGTAGAGATTTTGAAACCTTTAGTCAGCTCACTTACCAGAGCAGCGTAGACAGTCTTGAGTTTTTAAAAGCTACGGACACTAATCGCAAAAAGTTCTTAGTAAATCTATTTAACTTTTCAAGATACCTAGAGATAGGTGACGAACTCAAAACAGTACAGTCAGCAAAAGAAAAAGAATTAGCCTCTAAGATGGGAGAGCTAAAAACTGTACAAGATTTTATCGAGAAAAACGTAATACCAGATAAGGCAGTAGAAAGACCAATACCGGACATTGATACTAGCCTATATGGCAAGGTAGAAGAACTAAAAACTAAAATATCTCAAGAACGATCTATATGTGATAAGATAGATAGAAATAATCTAAATATTGAAGAGCGAAATAGATTAGTGTTTGATTTATCAATGGAAGAACCAGTATTAGACGAGACAATACTATCATCCATAGATACTATAAAAACAGAGATATCTAAATCAGAAGCGGCAGTTAGCGCAGCAAATAGAGACCTAAAATCACTTGACGTATCAGACCACTGTTATGCCTGTAAACAACCCATTGATAACTCAAAGTCAGTAGAGCTAAGTAAGTCTTTAAATGATACAGTAACAGGTTTGTCTTCGTTAATATCCTCAAAGAAAAAAGAACTAGCCACTCTACAATCATACCTAGCTGAGTACTCTAAAGCCAAAACTGCTTACGATAAAAACCAAAAGGCGATAGAGAAATTTGCTCAGCTATCGCAGATGATTGATACTAGCCTGCCTACAAACTACCCTGATTATAAGTCTATGCAAAAGACGTTGCAAGACGTAGAAAAAGAGATAGCTTGGCAAGAAAAAGAGAATACCGATGTTAGAAAACACAACGAGAGTGTTAAGATACGAAACGCAAAAATAGATGCCCTAGTAGAGCAACTTAGAGATTTTAAAGCTAGACAAGAGCTGCTAAATGATGCTATACTTAAAATTCAGAATGAGGTAGCTAATATAGCTATACTCAGAAAAGCATTTTCTACTAGCGGTATTGTTGCATACAAACTAGAAAATGTGGCTAAACAGCTCGAAGACAATATTAACCACTATCTAGCATTATTAAGTGACGGACAATTTCAAGTAATCTTTAGATTGACCGGAGACAAGCTAAATGTTATAGTTGTTAACAACGGAGAAGAAGTAAGTATAGATTCTTTATCTGGAGGAGAGTTCTCCAGAGTACAAACTTCTGTGCTTCTTGCTGTAAGAGGTACTCTTTCTAACATAGGCGGTAAGAGCATAAACTTACTGTTCCTAGACGAGATTACAGGTGTATTAGACGAGCCTGGAAAAGAAAGACTATTTGAGGTTCTTCAGGAAGAAAAAGACTTAAATGTATTCCTGATATCACATGACTACTCTCACCCGCTAATACCGCGGATTGAGATAACTAAGACCAACAATATTAGCTCTATTAACGGCTGAGGCCGTTAGTAGAGATTTTTATGCGTAAAGGAGAAAATATATGCTAACTTTGGGAAAGAACCCTATTAAATTCCATTTAAGAAAGGAATTTAAAGATGACTTACAGTCGAGACCTGTTGAGTGGGGTTACGGAGGCCTGTCAGCATTTACGTACTACAGAACATATGCACGTAAGAAAGACAACGGAAAACTAGAAACATGGCAAGAATGTATTGTTCGTGTAATTGAGGGTATGTTTTCAATACTAAAAACACACTCTATTACCAGCGGGCACAGCTGGGACGAGAAAAGAGCGCACAAACTAGCAGAAGAAGCTGCTGATAGACTATTTCAATTTAAATGGACACCTCCAGGTCGTGGACTATGGATGATGGGAACTCCATTTGTATATGAAAAGGGCGGTGCAGCACTTAACAACTGTGGATTTGTTTCCACTGAAAATATAGACGCCGAACTAAGCAAGCCATTCGCATTCCTAATGGATATGAGCATGGTAGGCGTAGGTGTAGGTTTTGATACTAAGGGCGCTGGAAAAATTGC